CGGGTACTCGCCGGCGTCGAACTCGAAGACCAAGACTGGGTCGCCGTCGATGGTGTGGTCGCTGGTCCCGAACTCCATGTAGCGGAACGCCTCATGAGACCACGACCACTCGGCGTGGATGGATGTCCGGTCGCGTGTGGCGTCGACGCCGTCGAAAGAGTCGATGAGCGGGTCGACGTTGTAGTCATCGACGCGTCCGGCGTAGCGCTCCAACCGGCCGTGGGCTCGCTGGATTGTCTGGGAGACGAGGTTGTCCCGTGAGCCGACCATCGTCGACTCGACGTTGTCCAGGAGCGCTTGGCGGGCCTCGTCGGTCGGAGCCCGCGGGACGGTGATGTCGAGCTGGGCGCCGATGGGGTCCGTTTGGAAGTCCAGCGAGAACTCAACGGTGACCGAGGTTTCGGCCACATCAGCCACCACCTGGCAAAAGCAGCTTGGTCAGGTGGTCCCCCTCCACGGACACTAGGTGTCTCGGTGGGCGAGTCATAGTGTTGAGAAGCCACTATAGTCTGCTGTCGTTGACTCCCATGTCTCCATGAGCGCCTGTCGTTTCGAGGTGCGGTTGGTGAGCTGGCCGTCGTCTGGGATGGATGTATTCGCGTCGTCGTCGATTGCGAGCATCGACGCTGCCTTGGCCGCAACTGCTTCGGCGACGTCTGGCGGGACACCGTCGACAAGGCCATCAGTATCGACTGTCGTCTGCTCATCAAGCGGACCGTGACGGTATGTCAGCCTGACAAATCGTTTGTTTGGATCATCCCACGGCGTGTGTGCAAACCGACGCTCGAAGATCCGAAGGCGCTTGCGTCGGTAGTCGAGCGTCCACGCATCGCCTTCTTCGCTAGTGATGTCGTCCCACTCGTCGCGGTCTTCGCGCACCTCGATGGTGTCGCCTTCACTGGCGTCGATAGGGACCGGACTATTGTCGAGGATGATGGTCGCTGGGTGCCACGACAGTGCATCCTGGACGTCGTAGACCTCCCAGGTTCGTGGGTCACTCTCGCGACCGACTCGATGAGCGTGGAATGGCCTGTTTGTCTGTTTGATCCACTTTTGTGTCGCTGACTCAACTCGGGACTTTGCCCGGTCTTTGATGTGGGACGCGACAGAGTCAGGGTTTTTGTCCAGCGCCAACAGAACAGCATCTGTGGTCGCGTAGCGGACGTTGGGCATCGGTTACTCCTCTGCAGTGTCAGATTCGGCAGACTCGTCGTCTGTTTCGCCGGCGCGGACGATCTCGACGTCGTCGGGGTCCCCGTCGCCCAGCGCGGCATCGACGGCGTCCTCGACAGAGGCGGCCTCGAATCGCGTGAGGTACTCGGCCATGTCTGTCAGGCCCGCCGTCCGGAGGTCGATCTCGTCGGCGTCCTGGCGGAGGACCTTGACGACCTCGGACGCATCGCTACGCGAGAACCGACCAGTGTACTCGTCGGCGCGCTGTTTCGACACCGACGCTTCGTCGTCCGTGTCGACATCGGCGATGGTTCGGAGCTGCTTGCGATACGGTGTTTCGTCGTCTTTGTCGAAAACGCGGCCGGCGTCGTCGAGGGCGAGCTTGGCCATTACCTTTGCGCGTTTCCACCGGTCGAAGCCCTCGTAAAAGACGTCTGGCGGCAGGTAGTTTCGGTCGAGGAGGGCCTTGGCGAGCCGCTCAGCGTCGTACAAGACCTCGAAATCGGACCGGGCCTCCAGCGCGTGGACGCCCATCTCGGAGTTTTCGACGTGGTCGTCCGAAAGGTTCGTCGGCAGGATGGCGAAGTACACACGGTCCCGCTGGAACTTCGCCGGACCGTCGTATCCCGCCCGCTGGCGGATGTCCTGGTCAGTCTTGGTTGAGCGGTCGCCGATGTATCGAAACCCGACGAACTCGAGGTCGGCGTGGCCCTTCTCTTCGAACGCTTCTGCGCTGTCAAGTGTGATTACTGGCATCAGTTTGCCTCGGTGTTGGTGGTAGTGTCTGCGTCGATCGCTGCGAGTGTCGTGATCTCGGCTTCGCGCATGATCTCGACGACGTGCTCGGCGTCGACATCGAGGAGCGTCAGGTCATCGCGATAGATGTACAGCCGGCCATCGTCATCGCGAGCCCAGTGTGTCCCCTCGGCCTGGCGGACGTACTCTTGCCCGCCGATTGCGACCGTGAGAGTGATAGTGGTAGTGTCAGTCATCAGGCGTTACTCGGAGAGGTCCCGGAGCAGGCCACCGCTGGCGAAGTCGCGGTTGACTGTCTCGTGGTGCATCATCATCAGCGCCTCGTCGCGGTAGTTGCCGGTGGCGAGGTAGCCCTGCGTCTGGCCACGGCCGGCCGTCTCGACGTAGGGCTCGGCGAACTGCTCGATGGCCAGGCGCGGCTGACCGCGGATGGTGTCCGTCGGGACGAGGAAGATCGAGCTGATGTCGCCGTGCTTGATGGAGTTCTGGTTGCCCACGATGGGGATGCCGTCGTAGGTCCGGTGGCGGGCGGTCCCGCTGACGCCCTCGATCGTCGAGCCGTCGCCGACGCTTTCGGTCCCACTGTCGTCGATGGAGACGATGTTGCGGACGTTGTTGCGCTCGGCGGCTAGCTCGGAGAGGACACCGGCCGTGTCGTGGCCGGTCAGGATGGCCGTGTCGTTGTAGACGTCGACGTCGGCGAACTCGTTGAAGGAGTTCAGGAACGACGTAAACAGGTCGTTGGTGAGCTGGCGGGAGCCAGAGGCACCGTTGTGGTCGACGAACGAGTCAGCGAAGGTGTCGCTGGCCCGCTCGATGTTCCCGTAGTCGAGGTCGCCGGCGTTGTAGTCGTTCCCGTTGGGGTCGGTCGCGTTGGCCTCCTCGTCACTCGAGGCGATGACGCGGTCCAGCGACGTGATCGTGTCCGTGTCCTCGTAGGCGGTGTCGCCCTGAAGGACCGCATCGGCGATACCGTCGCGGTCGATGGCCAGGTCGAGCTGCTCTTCCTGGAGCTCCCAGAACTCTTCGAAGCCGACGGCGTCTTCGATGGCCGCATAGATCTCCTGCAGGTCCGAGACCTCGATGACCGTCTCGGAGCGCTTGGGGTCGTAGTTGACTTTTTCGACGCCGAAGGTCGTCCCGGCAGGGACAGAGCCGCCTTCGCTGTGAGTCTGCAGGTCGACGGGGTCCGTCGCGGCGCGGAACGCCTTGGCCGTGACCGGGCCCTCGAGCGAGGCGTTGAACCGGTCGACCTGGGAGAGGGCGTTGTACCAGTCGTGCTGCTGGTTGTACTGTGCGTACAGCGTCGCCGTGAAGATGGCGTTGACGTGGCCGTCGGCGGAACTGTCGTACTGGGCTTTCTGCAGCAGCCCCTCATCCCAGTCCATCGGGACGTCGCCGACGACGTTGCTTTCCATGAACTGGCCAGGGCTGCCGCCGCTTGCGTAGGAGTGGTAGGGGTGGTTCTGTGCGCTCATTCCTCGTCACCTCCAGTGACCGGGCTCGCTTCACTGACCGTCTCGGAGTCAGCGGTCGGTGCCGTGGTAACCGTCTCGTCAGTCGTCGCGAAGTCACCTTTCTGGTCGACCGTGTCGACCAGCTGGTCGGCGAGGTCGTCGTCCGTGGCGAGCTTCTGCGCCACGGCGCCGGCCATCTCGTCCATCACCTCGTCGCTCGTGACGGCGTCGGCGACGCGACCGTTGATGTCGAGCTCGTCGAGCATTTGGTCGGGCCGGCGGTCGTCGTAGTCGTCCTTGTCGCCGTTCATGTCGGGGGCGTCAGCGGGCGGTGCGTCGTCCATGTCACCACCGTCGTCGCCGTGCCCTTCGACGGTCACGCCAGGGACGTTCTCGGAGACCCACTCTGCAGCGGCCTCTTGGATGTCCTTGTTGACGGACTCGGCGTAGTTCTCGACGGTGTCGCGAGCGTCGGACCCGCCGATCTCTTCGACGAGGTCGATCGGGTTCATGTCGCCGCCGTCACCGCCATCATCCTCCTGTTTCTGGTCGACGTCGCCATCGTCCGCCGGCGCGTCGGAGCTATCTGTACTGTCGGAAGTGTCTGCGTCTGTCATGTCTGAAGAACCGTTGGTTGACCGCGCGTTCTGGTCGACATCGGCGACCTCGCTGAACTCCGCGGTGAACACGGACGCATCGCCCGCTTCAGCGCTGTCGGCGGCTGCCGACAACAGGTCCAGCGCGTCGGTCTGGTCGAGCTCGCTACGTTCGGCGACCATGCCGGCCGCGTCTCGCATCGATTTCTGGTCGACATCGTCGCCTTCGACGGTGCCGAGCTTCGCGTCGACGTCGTCGTCCAGCTCGCGCATCTTCGCTACTACGTCGTCGGGGTCGACATCGTCGCCCGCCTTCTGGTCGACTGTCTGGAGGATCTCGAACGGCGGAGCATCCTCAGACAGCCCGCCCAGAACGGACCGGGCCGTGCTGTCGACCGTACTTTGTGATCCGAAAAACCCCATGGAAAGCTGTGGCCTGCTACCCTCGGGACGGTGGCCAGCCGCCCGGTCATCGGGACTGTGGTTACTCGCTCAGTGCGTCGCGCATGGCTTCGGCAAGTGAGGGTTCGCTATCGGTGCCGTCCGTGGCGAGCTTCTGCTCGATGGCTCCCGCGGCCGACCGGCGCCGGCGGAGCCGCTGGGCAACCATCGCGCCCAGCTGGCCGCCGTACTTGAAGTCGACGACGTCGAAGTCGGCGGCGGGGTTCATCACCTTCTCCTCGCTCCCCAGCGTGACTGCATGCAGGTCGCAGTCGACCGTGACACGCGTACCATCGGGCTTTTGATGTTCCTGATTGCTGAAGACGGTCACCGAGTAGCCGCCGTAGTCTCCGCTCAGACACCGGAGGCGCGCCATCTTGCTCTTGGTCGTCTCGTTGCCGATGTTGGCGACGAGTGTGAACTCCGTGTCGTCGACGACCGTTTCGTACATCTCGCCGGCGTCGGTCGTCCAGTTCCACGTCGGGACACCGACCGGGACGTCGTCGTGCTCGACGGAGATGATGCCTGGCTCGCGCGTGCTCTCGAGGAAGCGGTCGAGGGCGTCCTCGACGGCCCCCATCTGGATCTGCTGGCCCGACCGGTCGACGATCTCGACAGAGGCTGGCCCCTCGATGATGAAGTTCTCGGCCTCGAAGATCGGCTCTTCCCACTCGTCGGGGACGTCTTCGCGAGTGATGCGACGGTCTTTGATCGGGCCGCTGGCGTCGACCGTGTCGCCGACAGTGGCCGTTGGCTCTGCACTGACGTTCTGGTTGAGGACATTGATGGGCATGGGTTACTGTGTCGGGTTTGCGCTTGGGTCAGTCTCGTCGGCCTCGGGTGGGGCCGGCGGCTGCTCGTCGGCAGGCGCGTCAGCAGCCGGGCCGGCGTCGCTCGCGCCATCTGCCGACGGGTCGATTTCTTGATCGGGGATTTGCAGTTGGCCATCCTCGACGGTGGCCTTGGTGCCTGTCTTCTGGGCGAGTTCGATGCCCTGGAGGACCTCCAGCGGCGACAGGCCCGCATCCTCGCTCTGGGGGTCGACGTAGGCCAGCTCCCAGTCGCAATGGCCCTGGACCATCGCAATGACCTGGCAAAGCTTGTCCAGCGCCTTGTCCTTCGTGTCCTGATGGGCGCTCGCGACGGCCGAGTTGGTGATCTCGACCTGCGTCCCCTCAGCGTTCATTCCGCCCGTGTCCGAGAGTTCGTTCTCGAGGGCGTCACTGACCCCGAACATCGCCCGGATTTGAGACATAAGTCGCTCGACCATCGGATCGCGGCCGTTCAGGCCTGACGACGATGACAGGTCCAGCATCTCGATTTCGACGTCGTCGGGGTTGCCCTCGTACATGAGTCGGCCCTCTTCCCACGGGTTCTTGGCCTCCTCTTCTTGGAGCGACGTCCGGAGACTAGAGCGGATGTTTTTGCCGTAGGCGACGAGGAACTTGTCCGGCAGCTGCTGGTCGTTCTGCGGGCTGAGATACTGCAGGTCGTAGTTGCGTGACCACTGCAGGATGGCCTGGAGCTTGACCAGCGGTCGGATTGGAGAGCGGCCGTCGAAGCCATTGCGAATGGGGAAGTGTCGCGCCCAGTCGATGATTTCGTGTTTGAGGAACAGCGACTCGACGTCTTTACTCGAGCCCGGCTTCGTCTCGACGTAGCCAACCTCTGCCAGCTGGGCGTTGCAGTGTGGGCAGACCTCTGTTGGGCGGTCGGCGTCGCCCTCGAACGTGAGTTTTGCAGCATCCCAGTACCGGTCGCGGTGGGCCGGACAGGTCCACCACCCGCCATGGCGGTTGTGCTCGTCGAGAACTGGCAGGATGCGTGTCGGGTCGGCGTGGACGAGCTCGTCGAGTGCGGTCGGCTCCCAGCGGTTGACCGAGCTGACTGGTTGGCCGGCGACGGAGATCTCCTCGCTAACCTGCTGGTACTTGACCCGTACGAGGATGGTCGAGACACCACGGTAGGACTGGAAGTCCTCCTCGTATTTGAGGAGACTCGACAGCGACTGCCCCTCGGCGTTGACCGACTCGACGAACGAGGAGAGCCAGTGCTTCTGGCTCCTGGAGGGCCCTTCGAACTCCGTCCCACCACAGACTGAACACTCGTCGCGCTCTTCGTCGAACTCAGTCTCACAGGTCGTGCAGCGGTCGGTAAAACTCGGGATGAGGACCGGAAACTGGTTCCGGTACATCTCGTCGCGAAAGCGCTTGATCGTCGTCGACAGCTCCGTCGAGTTGAGCGAGAAGCTCCGCAGGTCGATACTGCCGAACACGCCCGAGTGGCTGGCCGCCCGCGGGACTGGCCCGGTGTCGCCGGCGTGCTTGCCCGAGTGGGCTTCGTTGGCCTGTGGGGTCGACTTGATCTGGGCCTGGAGAGCCTGCTCGAGGCCGCCTTCGGGCCAGTTCATCACGACATACTCTCCGCCCTCATCCTCGCCTATTTTTGTCGTCTGTGGCTCGGTCATAGTGTTACCAATCGAGGTGTTCAAACTCGTCGCTAGATGCGTGGTCGACGGCCTGGTCGGCCCCACGAGACGCGATATCGAGCGCGTCGAAGCGGTCGTCGTGACTCGCGTCGGGGAACGGCAGCCACTCTTCGCGAAGGAAGGACTCCCACCGCTCGTTCTCCTTGCTAGCCACCTTGATCTGGCCCTGCTGGAAGCGGTTGGCCAGCCGGTGCAGGCGTTGCTCTTTGTCGCCCTCAGTCGGCGACGGCGTCACCGAGATGTCGACGTTGTTCGCGACGACATCGGCGATCTCGTTGCCCTCGAAGTTGGACTCGACGAGCAACTCGCCGGCCGGGTAGTCCGAGAGGTGGACGTCGACGAAGTCCGTGGCGGCTTCCTCCCACATGTAGCCACGGTCGCGCCAGACGTCGATGGCGTACTCCTGGTCTTGCTCGCGGTCGTAGGCGACGACGGCCAGCGCCCAGTAGTCGGACTCGCCGCGTTCGCTCGCTGCGAGGTTGTCCGGGTTGGCGAAGTCCAGGCCAGCATACCACTGGTACGCATCCCAGTCGTCGCGTGGGATCGGGTCGACAAAGCGGAGCCAGTCCAGATCGAGGACACGCCCGACGGCGGCCTCGGGGTTTTGCTGGTTCTCGGCTTGCCAGAGCCCGGTGTCGCCAGCCTTCGAGACGACCTTCGTAAGGAGCGTTTCGGGCCGCTCGAACTCGGGCCACAGCGTCCGGAACTCTGTCCCGTCTGCTGGCCGGATGCCGTCGTCGATCACGTCGACGTCGTCGGGAACATCTCTGAGCGTGTCGTAGACGCCGCCGTCAGTCCCGTGGACGACGTACTCCTCGTTCTCGATGACGTGCCAGTCTGGCGTCGCGCGCCAGACGCGAGCTGACCAGCCCGGTTGGGAAACGCCCCGGGCGATGTGGCCATCCCACCCAGGCGTGTTCGTCGAGAGGACCTGCTCGCGGTAGACGTCCTCGGGCGTCTTGCGGGTCCCGATGACGATATTGACGCTCTTGTGAGGTAGGCAGGTCGCGCCGCGCTTGGCGGCGACGTTGTCGGTGAACTCCTCGAAGTTCTCGGAGATGGTCTCCCGCAGCGCAGTCGTCTGGTTGGTCAGCGTCGCGATGTCGTCGTAAATGATGACGTCGAAGTGCGAGCCAGTGTCCGAGGTGCGTATCGAAAGTGGCTCCAGCGTCGGCTCGATGTTCGTCCGGCCGGCCTCAAGCTGGATGGTCGTCTTTGACTCCTCGTAAATCGGGACGTCGTAGCGCTCGCAGGCTTCCTCGATGGCGGCGACCGCCGTCTTCGCTCGCTTATTGGCGTGTTTCTTTTTGTGAGAAACGACCGCCATCCGAATCTGGGGGAAGTTGACCGCCAGCCAGGCCGGCACGACCTCGATGGTCGAGACGGTTTTGCCGTAGTTGCGGGGCGCGAACAGCGCCTGGTTCTTCGGCGTCTGCTCGTCGGTAACTGCTGCGTGCAGTGACTGGTACCAGTCGAGGAGATGTTTCGGCGGCGCCAGGATGCCCTCAGCGCCCAGGTGGTCGATAGAGAAGGCGGGCAGCCACTGTTTCCGCGCTGCGGGGTCCGACAGGACTTGAGCCCACTTGTCTTGTGGGCCCGCAGTTGCTGTGTCGGCCGACATCACTGCACCTCAGGAATCAACCGTGCTAAGTCTGCTTCGAGATCGCCGATGTCGTACTCGGTATCGTCGGAAACATACCGAGCCTTCGCGCCATCGACAGTCTGGGCGCGTTCGTATCGCGGGTCATAGTCAGTCGTGTCGGCAACTGTCGGCCGGTGTCGTGGGCAGTAATCGTGCGCCTGGCCGAGTGTCTTCATACAGCCGCCCCAAGAACACCGCTGCATCACTGCACCTCACGAATTTCGTGGCGGCACCAGTCGTGGACGACATATACACTCGACGGCGGGTCCTCGACGTACTCGTGTTTGGCTTGCTGCATCAGCTCGACGAGGTCGTGGTAGGGCAGCCCCTCGTCGGGAACCTGCGACATGATCCACTGACACGCCGGGTGGTCGGCATCGGGCCCAGCCCACCGGAAGCGTCGGCCGGCCAGCCGATCCTGCCGATAGCCACGCATCCGGGTCTGGAGGACGAGCTGGTTCAGATGTTGTCTGGCAGTCTTGAACGCCCAGCCGCGGTTGAGGCCGAACCGGTCGGCCATGTCCTCGGCAATCGTGTAGATGTCCCAGGGCTCGCGCTCAACGTGGTCAAGCCAGAACTCGCGGTACTTACTCTTCGAAATCCGGTTGACGTCGTCGGGCGCTTCTGGCGGGTCGAGTGCGAACTCCCGGCGGACGACCTCGGGCAGGTTGTCAGTGACGAGGTCGGGCATGTACTGCGACCGCGCGAAGTCTGGTTGCTCGTTGGTGAAACGGCCGAACTCGGCCTTCTGGTCTAGAGCCGCCGACGACGTCGACGACAGCTGCGCGAGGATGTGGTAGCCGAGTGGGTGCATGGTCACGCCTGGAGGTCGTCCGCGAGGTCGTCGATTATCTCTTCGGTCGCGTCGTCGAGGCCGTGGTCGTGGGAGTGGTCGACCTCGCCGCCAACAGAGACGTCGATGTCAGGGCCGAGCAGCCCCATGTCTTTCAGCCACTTGCGGTCCTCCTTGCGGAGGCGCTGTTGCATCTTCACGACGGGCGACTCGGAGTAGCGGTGTTCGCGGACGGCGTCGTGTTCGGTCGTCTTGACCCGTGTTTCCTCGTCGACGAACGCGGTGTCAGTCTCAAGGTCGTTGGGCTTGTCGACT